TAAAAACAGTTTTAAATTTAGCATCTGTTTCTTCAAAATCACTTGCCATTTTAACAGCTGCAACACCTAAACCAACTAATGGCACAGTTAGGTTTCTTGTAAGTGTTTGACCAGTTCTCTGCATAGATGTACCAAATTTTTTGATACTTCTTTGAGCCTTTTTCATTGCCTTATCAAAGCCTCTTAAATCAGCTCCAAATCTAACAGTTAATAAACCAACACTCTTATTTGCCATGCTCACTCATTTTTTTAATATATTCAGCTTTTGCTTTCAATTTCTCGTAATCTATTTTCTTATCCTTTTTATCCCACTCAAACTCAATCAAATCAGTTGGCTTTATTTTTTTGCCTTTTGCCATCTGAATATTTAGCAACAAAGTAGTTTGCCATCTTACTCTTTCCCACTTACTTTTTTCTCTTATATTCTCAAGCTCATAAAAGCCATCCAACTTATTCCAAAAATGTTTAGGCAAGTAATTATAAAACTCATTTACTCCCATTCCTAACTGTCCAAAAGCAATCCTCTCTAATCTCTGCCAAGTAAGAGCCTCTATTTCTTCTTGGCTTTCTGCTTTTTTCCAGTATTACCCCCCATTTGTTCAGCTAATATTTCCATAGCTTTTCCTATACTATCAAAATCACCATCTATTAAATCAGCCAAATCATCAACACTTAAATCACAATCTTGCTTTGCAGCTCTATGTCCATCCTCAATGCCACAATATATTAAAGTTAACGCATCATCTAATGTCATGTCCACTCCAAGTTTATCTAAATCTTGCAATGATGTATTTGTTTTAGAAGAATATTTTCTCAATGCATTAAAACCAAATTTAATTGGCAGTTTTTGTTTATTTATTTCTATAAAAGTATAATTCATTTTTTGTTTAGTTTAGTAAGGATTGGAGCAATGGTACTAAACAAAAGTACCAAAGCTCCTCCCCTAAATTATTATGTTACAGTTTGAGTTAATACACCAGTTCCCTCAATTGAAAGAGAATAAGTTGCAGTATCTTCTGTTCCTCCAGTTATGCTAATAGATGTAATGTAACCACTACCAGAATAACTAACATCAAGTGAAGAAGCAGTATCACCAAATATAAAACTTATTGGTACTCTTGGGTTAGCAAGAATATTAGATTGCAATACATCATCAACTCCATTAGCAATAGCTGATCCAGCTGCATTTGTCCATGCGTAAGCTCCATCAATATCAATTGAGAAATCTCTTAATCCTTCTAAAATTTCTTTAAATCCTCCAGATTCTTTGTTTGTAATTTCTCTTGGTGAATGATTTACATTCAACGTACAGTTTTGAGCAAAGGCAACAAGGTTAGTTGTTCCAGAGCTATAAACTTTTATATCAGTTCCATTTAAAATAGCCATTTTTTTTCTTTTTTATATTAATTAATTATTTTCTTTGGCAACTTTTTGTTTTGCCTTTTTTTCTTTTTTTTCCTTTTTTTCTTCATGAATAAAACCATTATCTTTTAAATAAGAAATAGTTTCTTCGTTTGTTATATTTAATTCAGTACCAGCCATATTTACTTGACCTCCATACCTCCAATTTTTACTTAATTTTATTTTCATATTATTTTCTTTTAACTTGTCGGATTAATTTGTCTAATTTCAAAATCTAATGCCTTTCTATAAATTCCAGCATCACCACTTGTATCATCAAAAATATCATTATAGCTTTGAAATTGACTTGATTGTATTTGTTCCCCACCATAAGTTCCCTCATTAATTCTATCCATTGCAACCCTAATCTTTTGAGCTAAATCAGAGGCTTGTGCATAAGTTTCACTATAACAAGAAATCATTACATCATTTGTATCTAATGTTGATGCCCCATCTTTTGTATCATTTGGCTGAACTCCAGTGACATCATAAATAATAAAAGGGAATGTTGTTGTCTGAGGAGCAACATTTGGAAATATTCTTGTTCCTACCAATGTGCTAACAGCACCATTAGTTGATAAAATATTATATATTGCTTTTCCTATTTCCATTTAATATCCAAATTTACCATATTTCTGCAATCTTTTTTCATGGCTTTTAATTGCTTTAGCCATAACTATTTCAGAATCTTTCATTATATTATTTAACATAGAATCTTTTGTTTGTTCATAAGCTGGTTGCATAAATTTTTGTGCTTTACCAGTACCCCTTCCTCCAAACATAACTTCATTTCCATATTCAAGCCAAGCCCCATAAAATCCAGATTTAGTATATATTTTATTTTTATTAGAGCCTTTATATGTTTTATCTCTTTTTGCAAAAGCTCCTTTTACTCTTGGACCAACATATCCTCCATTATATCTTCTACTTGATTTTGTAGTAAAAAAACCAATACTTCTTTTTAATTGTCCAGTTTTTGTAGGAACTAATGACTTTGCTTTTTGAATTAAAGGTTTTGAATTTTGTTTAAATAATTTAACCCAAATTTTGTTTTTATTAACTTGATCTGGCAATTGTCTAAATAATTGTTGGATTTCATTTAACCCAAAAATTTCAACACTATTATTTTGTCTATAAATTGCCATTAATCTTTATTCTCACAAATTATTTCTAAAAAAGCATCTCTTCCATCAATTTGATTTATAACCTTTGGAAAGTAATATTTACTATCATAAGTTAATCTTGATTGTAAAGATAAATTACTCATGTCTAAATTTCTAATATAAACATGCAGCTTTGTCATTCCAGTTATTTTTTCACTTTGATCTGTTTTTTCACTTCCACCCTTCCATTCTATTGCAGCCCAAACTGTACGAAAAGCAGAATATGATCTTGTTAGCTCACCATAATTATTAGCCGATGTGCTTACAGTTTCAATTATTACTCTTCTGTCAAGTTCTCCTATTGTCATCTCACAACTTGTACTTTATATGTATCTAAAAGCCATTTAGCAGATTGTGGTAACTCAGTTGATATACGACCAATAACAACAGATTGTCTGTTAGCATACCAGTTTCCAAGAGTTAAAAGAATAGCTTGTTTAATAACATCTGGAACATCACTTGCAGCACCATAACCAACAGTATATCTACATTCAACAGCATCAACTCTTTGAGCAATACTTGGCAAAGTACCATCAACAACTAAATTAATTTGACATGGCTCAAACTCATTGTTTACAACATAATTAGAATTTGCCCAAGTTTGTTGTGCATTATTAGAATCATAATATTTTACATGAGTAACTGAACTTACCTTGCTTTTAAATAATTCATTTAATCCATTAAAACTTGTTGATGTTTGATTAACAACAGTATCTATAAAAAATCTATTTGTGTACTCTTCACTCACTTGAGTTGCAGCAACAATTAAATTAGTAATTAATGTATCATCAGCAGTTGTATCAACTTTTAAATGAGATTTAGCTTCAGTTAAAGAAACTGGATAAGTAGATGCTGGAGTTACTACTTGATAAGTTCTTTGTTCTTTTATTAAAGTAGTATCAAAATTATATGGATTGCAGTAATTATTCATATTGTTTATTTATAAAAAAAGGGATGATGGTAATTCCACCACCCCTTTCTTGAATTAATTATTTATTAATTATACTATTGTAAAGATGTATATTTAACAAAAGATGCTCCATCAGCAACACCAAAATCAACATGATTATTCATCACTAATCTAACCTCATTATTAGTAGCTCTTGAATATGGATCAACTAAAATATTAGATGGTCCAAATGTAGCCATGTAAACTCTTGAGAAATCACCAAATAATCCATCAGCTGATGTAGCACCAGAAGATGCTGGAGCTGATGAGAAATAACCATCATATCCCATTAATTTGTCATCAACATAAGCTGGATAAACAGAAGCAACTTGCGCTCCAGATTTCAATATAGAATACATTTTCCAGTTATTTACAAAAGCTAAATTCCCATCTAATCCATGGTCATTAGCAATTGTTTGAATTGCAGTTAGCATATCCTCAACCATACCAGCACCACCAGCAGTTGTAGATTCAGTAAATGTTAAAGTTCCAGTAGTTTGAACGATAGCAGCTGGAGCATCAGATACAGATGTTGAGCCAAACATAGCAGCGTCAATTTGAGTTGCCATATTTCTTCCCATATCTCTCATCACAGCAGCTTCAGCAGCTGGACCATTTTGAGCAAGTATAACATTAGAAAGGTTAGCATATCCAGTTAATCTTTTTGGAGTCAAAGTTACTTTTCCAAAATTAGCACCACCATCAGCAGCAGCAGCAACTTCAGATTTCCAACCAACAGTTGAGCCTCCAGCAATTGGAAGAACAGTATCAGCAGCAACAGTTCCTAAATCTTGAATACCAACTCTATTGTAAAGACCAGATGCTTGTAAACTATCAATATAAGCACCAACAGATGTTGGAGCAATTGCAGAGTTAGTTTGGTCAATAGCTCTTTTTTCTGTCATGAATGAAGGTAATCCAATTCCTTGTAAACCTTTTCTTGCTTCATTTTGAGCTTCTTGATGCATCTCAGCTTCTAAACCAGTTAATTGACCACCATTTCTGATTTCATTAACAGCCTTAAATAAGCTCCATCCTCTTGTAGCTTTGTCAGTATTTACATTAGAAACTTTTGCACCAGTAGAAGATGCAGCTAATTTCAAATTGTTTTCTACTTTTTCAGCTCTTGTGATGGCAACATCATTGTCATCAATTTTTGTAAGAATAGAATCCATGTTCTCATTCTCTTCTTTAGTTAAATCACGTTCTTCATTTTCAGCAACTAACTTGATTGATTCAAGCTCACCAATTAAATCTGAACGTAATTCTTTTAATTCTTTAGAATTTTTCATTTTTTTAATTTTAATTATTTAATTATTTTCTTTTTTTTAATTCAATCTTTAGTTTTGCTAATGAACGGCTAACTAAATCTTTTTCTTCTTTTACTTCTTCTATTACATCAACCTTCTTTAATGTTTCTTTGTATTCTGCTAATCCTCTTTGTGCAATAGTCAAATCATTAGCATCTTGATATGCTGGATATGTTACTGGACTAACATCATATAATCTTTTTATTTTTTTTATAGTTCTTAAATCATTGCCATTATCATCAGTTGTCCAATCATCTTCCTCAACAGTAAATGCAAAACTACTTTGTGTTATATCACCTCTCTTCATTGAAACAGCTAAATCTTTTCCATAAGATGTTTCTGGCATTTCAAACTCATATCTTAATCCTTGAGCATCAGCTTCTAATTTTAATGTTCCAGATGTATTTCTTGCAAGAATAAGATTTTGGTCATGATTAATTAAAGCCCTAACATCTGAACTGTTTATGAGCTCATCAGTAAATGCTCCCTCTTCTATTGTTTCATAAAATCCCATAAACTCACTTCTTGTGTTATACATTGATGCATGACCAACAACCATTTCTTTTCCATCATCTGTTGAATCAATTCTTGTTTCTATATTGTAAATTCTTTTTTCCATATTATTATATTTTTTTATTGACCTACTATTCATCACTTTTAATAACTCTTCATGTGAATCAAAAGGCATATAAACAACTTCACCATCTAAAGTATGCTCATGATAACCAGAGCCACCTAATCTTTTTGCCTCATTTTCTGCCTCTTCTATTGTATCATAAAAAGGCACCTCAATTCCATCAACTATTATTGTTCCTAATTTTTTTCTGTAACTACTGTTATCATCCTCAGCTTGTTTTTTAGTATCATATTTACAAGCACCAGTTTCACCCCACTTCCATTTTCCATTAGCACATTTATTAGCTGGAGGCATCTGTTCCTATTTTTTCAATTGTAGTCATATTCATTTGCATGAAATGTTTATCACCATCTTCTATTTTATTTAAATCTTCTAATGCTCTTACTTCATTAATACTCATAACTCCAGTATTTATCATTTTTGTGTAAAACTCACTTCTATCTTTTATGTTTCCTCTAAGCAAACCACCAACATTAAACTTCACAAAAAGCCTTCCAACATCAGATGTTCTAAATAATTTTAGATTCATCTCATTTTCTATTCTTGTTAAATAAGGCAAAAGAGTATAAGTAACAAACTCTTGGCTTTGCATTTCTATATTGTTAAAACTTGACTTTGATAAATCGCCAAGCATATGTGGTGGAATGTTCCAAATTCTTGCAATCTCTTCAATTGAGAAAGTTCTTGATGCTAAAAACTGAGCTTGATCTGGTGAAATTCCAACTGGCTTAAATGTTAATCCCTCCTCTAATATTGCAGTTTGATTACTTCCACTAAGTTGTGAATATGTGTTGTTAAATGATTGTCTTAATCTATCAATTGCAGTTTCACTTAAACTTCTATCTGTAGAAAGTACACCACTTAATTTTGCTCCATTTTTAAAGAATGTGTTCCCATACTCCTCAATGGCCATTCCCCAGCCTATTGCTTTTTTACATTGTGTAATTGGACTTAATCCCTCAATTCCATCTGTTGTTAATCCAGTAAAATGCAACACATCATTTGAATCATAAACCTCACCAGTTTCTCCATTCTCATAAAACAACTGATTATCCTTTTGTATGATAGTCATGTCTTCATAATTCATACAATATAAACCAGTAACTCTTGCTAATCTATTTCTTTCAATATATACATATGAGTTACCATTAACACATAAATCCATCATTATCTTTTCAAAAAAAGTAATTTTATTTTGGTATGTGTTTGGTTTATATTTTAAAAGAGAGTAAAGAGATTCTTTTACAGCTTCTGTTTTATCACCATTGTTCTCTACTCTATATACTGAAATTGGTAAAGATGAAACAGATTCAGTTAGTAATCTTATTGCTGCCCAAACAGCAGTGAAGGTTAATGCAGTATCTGGAGAAACATTTGTTCCAGTTCCAAAAGGAGTTGTGTAAGTGATTGATCTTTGTTCAGCATTATTATCTTGAGGAACAAAAACATTTTTAATTCTATCTAATAATCCCAATGTAAAATTTTTATTTTCACAATAATACGACTATAAAAACTTTAAAAAAAATATATTTAGTTATACTTTTTAACAATAATTAAATCATTAAAATTCCTCTTGTATCATAAACACTATCACCACTTTCTGTTGTAAGATGACAACCTAATGCCATTACTAAACTAACAACTGGATCAACTTTTTCTTTAGATTTATTTTTAGAAATCTTAATGTTTCCAGCTGGATCTTCTTGCAAAGCTACATTGCTAATGCACCAATTCATGCAAGGATTATTATTATGTATAATATTTTTAGAAAGTATTTCAGCCTCTAAAGTTTTTGTAGGCATAGACATTGAAACAAATCCTTGTCCAAATGGATCCATGTTAGCTCCATCATTTTGTAAATCAATTACTAATTGTGATGCATTCCATCTATCATAACAAATAGATTGTATTCTATATTTTTTAGACAGCTCATTTATCTTTGCTTTAATAAAACTATAATCAGCAACATCACCTGGAGTTGCATAAATATGTTTATCTCTTAGCCATGAAACATAATCAACACCATCTCTTTCGCTTCTTTTTTTTGCGTTTTCTTCTGGGATAAATATATAAGGAATAAAAACAAACTTGCCATCTAAATTAAATAATAAAACAAATGATGTTAAATCTCTTGTAGATGCTAAATCTAATCCACCCCAACATTCTTTTCCTTCCAATATTGAGTAATCAAACTCTTGATGACATGCATCCCACTCACCAGATGTAAGCCATGCACTATGTGAATCTGTCCATTGATTAAGCATTAACCTCCTAAATGTGTTTTGATATGATGGAACATCAACAGCTCTTTGGCTTTCTCTTTCCATGTATTCTTTTCTTAGACTAACACCATAATTTGGATTTGCTTTTTTCCAAGTAGATTCCAAAGTAATATCATCATCATTTTCAGCTTCATATATTACAGTATAAAATGAATCATCTTTTATAGTTCCTTCATTTACTTTTTTAGCATAAGAATATATTTCATAACAAATAGATTGCTTATCATAACCAGCTGTTGTAATTGCAATTGTCAATGGCTGCCTTCTTGAGCCAGTTGATGTTGTTAGTGTATCCCACAAATCTCTATTTGGCTGTGTGTGTAATTCATCAAATATTATACAGTTAGCATTAAAGCCATGCTTAGTTTTAGAATCAGAACTAATTGCTTGATAATAATTTCCTTTTGATTCATTGACAATTGAGTTTCTAAACACCTTGCCTCTTTCAGATAATTCTGGACTTTGCAAAATCATTCCTTTAGCTATCTCAAAAACTATTCCAGCTTGTTGCCTATCACCAGCAGCACTATAAACTTCACTCCCTCTTTCCTCATCAGCAAATAACATATACAAACCAATGGCAGCACACAAAGTTGATTTCCCATTTTTTCTTGGAACTTCAATAAATACTGTTCTGTATTTTCTGAGATTTGTTTCTTTATTTTTCCAGCCAAATATATCACCAACAATTTTACTTTGCCACTCTTCTAATTTTAATGGCTTTCCAGTCAGCTCTCCTTTTGTATGTGTTATGAATTGCTCAATAAAACCAATGGCTCTATTTGCTGCCTTGTCATCAAAGTAAAACTTAGTCAAAGTAATTATTTATTTGTGTGTTGTTAGTTGTTACTGGAGCTGATATATTTGCTCTTGCAACTGGAGTTAATCCAAATTGTGTTGCTAATTTTAAAGCTGTATTTAAAGCATCTTTTGCAATCTTTTGATATGGAACAGCTTGAGCATGTTTTATAGTTCCATCAGAATTTTTAAATACTTGTATCCTTCCTTTTTCTCTTAACATTGTTTCTGTTTCTATATACAAAGCCATCTCATTGCAGTAAGCTAATATTAAATTGAGATCAACATTATGTAGCATGTTTAAATTGTAAAGTTGTGATGTTACTTTATACCATTCCTCAGCTCCAATTGTAGATAATAAATTTGGAGCATCTGGCAACTGACTAACCAAATCAACTTGCATTTCATTTTCTATTGTTCTGCTTTTTTCCAGTGTGCCTTGCATCTGTTTAATAGCTGTTGGTAATTTTTTTCTTCCTTTACCCATTTATTTTTTCAGCTTTTAATCCAGTAAACTGTTCCCATCTTTTTATAATAACATCACAATACTTTTCATCTAACTCCATGCCATAACATTTTCTATTTAGTTTTTCAGCTGCTATTAATGTTGAGCCGCTACCTAAAAATATATCAATTATTAAATTATTCTTTTTTGAATACTTTTCTATTATATTTTCTGTTAATTTAATAGGTTTTTGTGTTGGGTGAACTCTTTTTTTTGTATCTTCATTTTGCATACCATTATATCCTACCCATTCAATTCTTTCTATAAATTTCTTGTGCCTTTTTTTACTAAAACACATTTCAAATTCATTTCCAATTCTTCCTTCAAATTTACCTACTGTTTTATCCCATATAATCCAACTTCCGTTTTCTGAGTTTGGTATTGATTTTATAAAATAATCTGCACCCCAAATAAATATTTCTTTCACATCATCAAAAAAATCAAAAATATGTTGTGGGTTGTAGTATTTATCATCTCCTATAACTGCTCTATGATTTTTTCCAGTTGTTGCTCCTTTATGAATTTTTTGAAATTCTGCATCTAAATCCATTCCATAAGGAGGATCTGTAAATACCATATCTGCTTTTGCTCCATTCATTAATTTAGCAACATCATCTGAGCTTGTACTATCCCCACACATTATTCTATGCTCCCCAAGTTTCCAAATATCTCCAAGTTTAACTTTGCTTTCTTTTGCCTCTGGTATTTCATCATCATCAATTAAACCATCAGCTGTTGTTTCTTCTTTATCAAATAATTCATCTGGAGTAAATCCCCACTCAGTCAATTCCTCATAATCAAAATATTCTTTTACTAATTCATCATCAAAACTTCCACCATTTTTATTTAACCTAATATTTAATTCTCTTTCTTTGTCTAAAGTTAAATCTAATTGATTGCAATCTATTTCTGTATTTCCTAACTCAGCCCAAACCCTTAATCTTTGATGGCCACCAATAACAATATTTTTTCTTTCTTCATTTATGTTAATTATAATTGGATCAACCAAACCAAATCTTGTAAGGCTATCTTTTAAATCTTGCTCTTGTACTTTGTTTATTTTTCTTGGATTGTATTCAGCTGCAATCAATTCTGTGATTTTTCTTTTTACTATTTTCATTATTTCTTTGTTAGTGTTGGCTCAGTTCTTATTAAATTTGGGAAGCCTTCAAAACTTTTTTCTTGCTCAACCATGTATTCTCCACAATCACAATCAGCATCTTTCGTTCTGACTTTCCCATCTACAATTTGAATTATAGATTTAGAAAGTTCTTTTGTTTTTTTACAGCTTTTACATATAAATTTAAACATATTGTTTGGTTTTAGTTTGAACTTAAACTGTTGATATACCCATATCTCCAATTTTACGTGTGTAAACAGTAAAG